GGGGTATAAGTTTTATAACTCCGATGACAACCACAAATTATATGGTTATTACAGGCATGGGCGGAGAACAGGGCCACGAAAACTTGGAAATGACTATGTTTCCTCTACAAGTAAAAACTATTTATGGATTTACTATGTCTCTGAATCTTTTTACTGGTGGGGACTGGTTTGATAGTGTACATGAATGTGACTGGTGGTCATTTGCAGTCTTTTCCAATCCCTAATCATATTGCATGAAAGATCATATTCTTGACCGCATAATTCGGTTTGATGTTTTGCTCGGTCTCACCGCAATCGCCATTGCTCTTGTGGCGGCGTTTTTTTCGATCTACGGCATAGCAACACTCTTCATAAGTGCTTTTACTTTAACGGCATTTATGGCTGCTTCCCTTGAAATAGGAAAACTTGTTGGGGTCACATTTCTCTACCGGTATTGGTCAAAAACTCAAAGGTTCCTTAAGTACTACCTCAGTATTGCTACTGTTGTACTAATGCTTATCACTTCAATGGGCATATTCGGTTATCTTAGCGCAGCGTACCAGCGTTCATCGATTGAGTTCAAAGCGGCTCAAGAAAAAATTGTCATGATTGAGGGGCAGAAGGTCTATATGACTGATAAAATTACTCAGTCCAAATCTCGTATTCAGACCTTAAATGAAATGCGTAAGGTTCAAGAAGCTCGTATGAATGAGTCTCTTACCAATGCTTTTTTGACTCGTAATCCTATACAATTTAAGCAACTTCAAGATCAGACGGCGGGAATGATTAAGACTGCGGATGAAAACATCAAAACCGAGCAAAATAACATTCAGAAAACTACGGATGACATTGCCAAGATTGACCAGCAAGTGAATGATATGAAGTTTGCTTCGGCTAATAAGAAGGATATAAGAACCTTTCAATTTGTTGCGGATCAATTTGGAACAACCTTGGATAAAGTTGCCAAGTGGTTTATTTTTACTATTATTTTTGTATTTGACCCGCTTGCAATAGCACTTATTTTGGCATACAATGTCGTGACTTATAAAAGAATTGAGGAGCCGAAAGTCGAATTGACTAAAGCGGAATTACCAAAAGAATCACCAATAACAAGTCCAGAACCTCAAAAGGAAATCCCAGTTGTAATTTCTCAGATTCCTCCAATATCTAATGTATCTCCGCAGTCAGGAGTTCCACTTATTGTACATGAAACTCCGCTCCAACCAAGACCGACTTGGCTCCAGTAATTATAATAAGTTGACATATCGTTTGTAGTAATATATCTTTGTCTGAAATATGGAAAAATATACCCAATCGATTGATTTTTGTCGTTTTTCTTAAAACAGATTATATGTATGGCAAAGAAATTAAAAGAAAAGCAAATGGACGATTCAGATATACTCTATATAAAAGAGCTTCTTCGGGATGCCAAAGATGAACGAGATTGGGACGGGGTAGATGAAGCTATAGAAACTTTAAATGAATTTCTGGATGGAGACGAGTCTCCGCTGGAAGAATAAAATATGGTTATTGCTCTCTTGGTTATACTTCTAATTATCTCTTCGGCAGCATTTATTGCGGCCTGTGTAATTATTCAACGTCTTCTCCAGAAAATTGACACATACGAGGAATGGATTCTCGACTTCAAAACCGATCTTGTAGATACACTCGAAGAAATGCGAGCGTTAGATCGAGGAGCCACTTTCAAATCGTCATTTACGTCAACGGGTCTTGGTGCGTTTGAATCGGATGATCAGGTCAGTGCAGTCTTCAAAGGGTTATTAGAGTTGATTGAGAAGCTCAACAGTCGAACTCAGTGAGAAAACATAAAAAAGTAACACGTCGTCAACGATCAAAGTATCGTTATAAAAGTCAAAAAAAAGTAGTCATCCGCAAGCGCAGGAAAGCTATTCCAGTTCCTGTTATTATTGTAAAAAAAGAAATTCTTCCTCCATACGAAATAAAGCCCAGGAAACGACGTAGAAAAAAGGGGTCCAGTAAAATGTATTTCGATCAAACGACCGAAGATGCAATTATACTTTATAACAGTACCGAAGACTCCAAAACCAGAGAGGAGATTTTCAATAGCAAGATTCTTTATCCATTCCAAAAACTGGTAGAAAACGTTCTAAATACATTTAAGTTTTCTTACTTTGAGACTGGGCCGCAAGACGTTCAGAAGGAGTGTTTATCGCATCTTGTTGCTAATATTCACAAGTTTGATCCTGAACGGCGAAGCAAGGTTGACCCCAATAAAAAAGCCAAAGCATTTGCATATTTCTCTATTATCGCAAAAAATTATCTTATTTTGCTTAATAATACTAATTACAAGAAGTTCAACCAGAATGTTGAAATAAGCGAGGAACGAGACGAGAATACAGTACAACTTCAGCAAGAAGACAAATATTATGCTCGGAAAGAATTATCGGATTTTGTTCGGTTAATTATAGAGTTCTGGGATAAAAACATCGAAAAAATCTTTACTAAAGAATGGGATCGAAACATTGCTTATGCGGTAATAGAATTATTTCGTCATAGTGATAATGTTCCAATGTTTAATAAAAAGGCGTTATATCTTTATATCCGAGAGATTTCTAATTGTCGCACTCAGCAAATAACCAAGGTTATTAATCGGATGAAGCAACATCACAATACGATTCGTCGTTCATACTTTGAGCATGGACAGGTTGATACGGATCGCTATGCTCTAGCCTGAAATCCTTCCAATTTTGCCTTCGTCGATTGTTCTAAAATGGACAATCTGTTCTATTTATACTCGAATCCTACATTTGAGTGGGAATAATCGATAAATAATTCATGGATGCCAATTTTGATTTCGAAATTTTTGAGGGTAAATCCTTTAAGGATTTATGTAAAGAAATATGTGTACGGAGCCAAAGCAAAAAAGATCAAGTTGATACTCTTATATCCGATCTTCGTAGCCTCATAAAAAGCCCGAATGATGTTGGGCAATTTATGCCTCGTATTAAGGAACTTCTTGAAGTGGGCATAAAGAATGACGAGCAACTTGTTAAACTTTGTGCTGTAGTACAACGTATTCAATCGGCGCAGATTGAAGCTGCGGGAGGAGAAACTGTTGGATTGACTGAAGCCGAGAAAGATCAATTGCGGGAATTGGGATTGAAGGAAGCCGATACTCTCAAGGATATTAAGAAAGAAATTGAAACTCCTATTCCCAAATAACATATATGGCATACTGGAAAGATAGTCCTAGCAACACACGTCCTCTCGATAGTTTTGGGTTAGCAACCAGTCACAATGTTTCCAGAGGTGGTAATCGTGAGTTTTATGAATTAGAGTTTGGAGTTGTTCTTGATATTGTATTAGATTTGTCGCATCCAATTTATACAGAAACACATGATTCTCAACATGCGATTGATGCGGATCGGTGGCCCGTAGATTTGAATGGTAATCGGGCAAAAGATGATGACCCCGATCTCTCTTGGATTGGAAGAGCATTAGTTCGTCCAGTTGTATCTGGAAAGATAGTAGGTAAGGATCAACTCATATGGGCGTATCCGGCAGAGAACAATTTCTCGGAATATCCATTATTACAAGAAACGGTGGTTTTATTTGAGCAGAATGGAAAAACATATTATAGCCGCAAACTTAATCATCGAAACTGGCCCAATAATAACCTTGATTTTACTGTTGAGGGAGAAACTTCCGGGCATTTAAACACCGTTCTATTTAGCAAGGCTTTGCTTACTGGAAGACTTGAATCAAAGACAGATTGGAAGGGTGATTCTGGGTATCATGGGTATGCTGGGCAATATTTCTGGGCCAATCCTAAAATTCGAACTGTACATCGTTTTGAGGGGGATTTATTAATAGAGAGCCGCCATGGTTCTGAACTAATAATGAAAGCCTTTGACAAAAATCGGAGCAATGATGCTGGAGACCCAAAGTACTCCGATTATAAAGATGGCGGTAATCCTATGATTATTCTTCGTAATCGCCAGCGTCCTTTGCTAAAAGTAGGTCAAACGCTTTCTTTGAAGAATAGTCCCAATCCAGCCACGGTAAGCGGTACGATTGAAGAAAAGAATGTAGGCGGATACCTTGATGAAAATATCAATCATGATGGTTCGTCTATCTATATTACCAGCGGATTGACTATTAGTGAATGGGTTACTACTTGCTTCAAGCGAATGTTCCATGACAAAAAAGACGAAGAAGTTGTTCAATTTAGAGGGCCAAGTTCTTTCGTATATCCTGTTCTAAACGGAGATCAAGTTGTAATCAACTCCGACCGATTGATTTTATCTGCTCGTTATGGAGAGACATTTCACTATTCGAAAAAGCGTTATAGTATCGTAACCGATAATGAGTACACTGTTGATGCTCACCAACAAATGGTATTGACTACTAACACGAAGATTGTACTCAATTCGCCTGCTATTTACCTTGGAGAGTATGATAATACGAATGAACCGGCGCTTCTTGGGCAAACGACGGTTAATTGGTTATATGAACTGTGCAATTGGTTGTTGGAGCATACGCATTGGTATAAACATTCTCACGAAGATGCAGGTACAGAGTCTCCATCTCAGACGCAAACCCCAGTTCAAATGCAACAACTGATTGCATTGCGAGATCGATTGCATAAATTGATGAGCCGCCGTGTCTATGTTACTGGAGGAGGATTGGCAAGTGGACAAGATGGAGCCAATATTCCCGATGGACCGTCTCCGGTCAAAATTGATATAGGTACTGGTGCGGGAGCACCTGGAGGATTCAGCGGAAAAAACTATAGGGCATCTTAAATATATTTATATCCATATGAAAAAGTCAGAACTTATACAACTCACACAGATAATCGAACAACTTGTTCGGAAAGAGATTAAAAAACAGCTTCCGGGCATTATAGCGGAAACCTTTCAGAATATGATGGGCAAACCTTCACAATCCATCGTTGAACAAAATACTGAAAAGGAACACATTAACGAAGCCGTGGAGCACAAATCATCTGAATCTCTGGACGATTTTAAGCTCTCCATGCGTGAATTATTTGCGGGTGCGTCCCCCGTAACAAAGCAAAAATTGGAAACTGGTGAGTTACCATCTCCAAAGCCCATGAGGCAATATACCAAAAATCCGGTTATTAATCAGATTCTAAATGAAACCACCCCCGATTTAAGGGCAAGAGAACGTATGGTAGGATTAGCAGCCTATCAAGGTGGTTATAATCCTGGCATTCCTTCTATGGCGTCGGTAGGAGTTGGAGAAATGATGCCAGAGGCAGAAATTCCCGCATTTGCTCGTAATATGCCATCTATGCCCAGTAAATTGCCTAGTATCCCTATTAGTCAACCTGCCGTTTTACAAGAAGGACAGGAAAGTACTCATGTGCCTCTTTCTGCGATTCCAGAAGGTATTTCTGCGTTGGATATAGCCAAGGCGGGAGTAGCACCTCCGGCAGTCACGGAGGCATTGACTAATTATGACCATATGAGGAAGGTTCTCGCTCAATCTAAACGAAGGAAATAAGATGCCACTCATAAAAGACACTCCAATTGGGATTATGCTTCCTATTCGTAGTGGGAAAGTAGGATATTTCGATCAATCCACCGATAGTTTTACTGCCACTCGTATGAATATAATTAATCTCCTTCGTACTAGACCGGGAGAAAGACGGATGAATCCTACGTTTGGGTGTAGATTATGGAATGTAACCTTTGAACCCAATGATGATTTTGTGGCTCAAAAGGTACAAAGTATTATTAGAGATGATATTTCTCAATGGATACCCAATGTAA